GCCCGTCATTGCTCGGATAACTTCAGGACTGATGTGCGTGACAACCAGCTCCAGATAGAGGCGAAGGTTATCCCGGCTGAATCGTGCCACCTCCTTCTGCATACGTTTGAGTCGCAGCGTTCCCCACTGATTCTTAATCTCCTGCGCGCCAAGGGTCTCACTCGCTTGAGAGCTTCCCCGCATAATGTCAGCAATCCCGGTCAGCTCAAAGATAACAGTCTTGACCTGTTGGCGTTGTGCATAGAGTTGCTGCAGCACGCCGACCAACTTCTCAATCGGAAAGAGCCAGATCGCATCGTCCAACTTCAGCCCCTGAGCAGTGATCTGCCCAGCATTGGTGATTGGAAGGAGCGTGTTATCGTCCTGAAGCATCAGGTCTTTCATGTCCTCCACAGCACTGTTGTAGAAGCCACGAATCCGCATTGCACGGACGATCTTGGTGATCCGAACTGTAATGTCGTTGAGCTCTTCAGCTTGTTGCCGGTAGCTCTCATAGAGGGCTTGTGGCGTCAATCCGCTAATCTTGCGGAAGAGCTGAAGTGGGCGCGAAACAGGAAAAAAGCCTTGGAGTTTACAGGGGTCTGGAAGAATTTTCCAGGGAGTCTGCTCAGTGGTGGAGAGGAAGATTACCTTTTCCCCGAGTTTGTCCCAAATTTCCCAGACAGTAGTTCTGTCGTCATCCTGCTCTTGGCCACCTTCGTCAGTGGGTTTGAACAGGCTGTTGAGGGAGACGGAAGCAGAACCATCACCGTCAGCACCATTAGCACTGGAAGGTGCCACAGCGGCTAAGCGAGTTTTACTGATTTGAAAGTTTTCTTCCAGATCTTCCTTCGTCATGTAGTGGCGAAAAGCCACCCATGGCACCTGTTGCCAAGTCTTCCCAAATCCATGAAGGAAGTCATCCCAAGCCACTGGTTCGAAGGTGCAGGACTCAGCTGCAACTTCTTCTGCAGGTGTCTCTGCTTCTTCCCCAGGAGTTCCTTCATCAGGAGCTTCAACTGCAGGCTTGAAGATAGCAGCATAACGCACTCGCATCAGACCCCGGCCAGGGACCAAAGCATCAGTAACGCTATTCCGCATCATTTCATCAAATTCTGGCACACCTGGATCACCATTATCCAATCCATGCTGGAGTATTCGCTGCCCCATCAGCGCGGCAAGGCGTGTCAGGGCATTATCTTTCTGCACAAAGCGAGGTTTAACCACAGGCCGTGGGGTCGAGTTGTAGAGGGCAGGGGAAAGAGTCTCCGTGTTAGAGTAGAGGATGTTGTAAGGGTGCGCTTTAGCCTCTGAGCCACACTCGTAGATATCCACAAGCTTAGCACTCTCCTTCCTCCAGCTCTTCTCACGATTCAGCGCCTGTTGAAGTTCGGCAGACCAGTGACGTACAACATCATCGGATTTACCTGGAGTAGCTGAGGTATCGAGAGCCATAGTAAACTTTCAAGTTTGATTAAAGTCGCCGTTCAGCAGTCAGTCTAGCCGTTGTCCGAGCTTTGAGCAGATCGTTGAACGTATATTCGCCTGGGAGTTTTGGCAAGTCTGAGACTTCCGCACCGGGTTCGCGTGGAATCCAAGGTCGTGACATGCAGGCATAACGTATTTCGTCATACGCATGGTCTTCCCCCTCTGAGTCAATGTCCTCAGTGTCCGTGTCGTCGTGCTGAAGTGTTGGGAGGGTTCGGATAGTGTCGGCGCAGCAGTCCAGGACGTAGAGCATAGGGGTCCAGACGGTTGGGATACCTTTTTCATCCCTGGCTTTAACATGACCATAAATCCGCTGCCGGACTTGGTCCGCACCAGCCTTGCGTTTGTTGTCCGCGCGAAGAAAGGAGGCACCGTGAACAGACATTGTTTCTGCCTTACTCGGCCCACCATCTGTGATGAAGATTGCAGGATCAGCCACACCGTGATGGATCACCAAGCCGTCTGACTTTTCCCGCTCACTGATCCCCCTTGCCACGTTATCTACAGTCATCTTCAGGCCGACGTTAGGCGCACTTGCGCCGTACCATTCCTTGTACCTGACCAAAGCCCCAGGAGGCAGTCCCCACTTTCCATCACTAACTACCCACCAACCAACGGAGAAAGGGCGAGCAGAGCCCCAGTCAAAGCTCCTAAAACGCAGAGCACGCTTAGGTATGCGAGGTAGCCAAACACTAGTATCCAGAACATTTTGGTCCCCCCCAGTTATCGAAGAAGGCGCCATCGACGATATCCCAGTTCCCGTCCAGCCAGGCTTTGACCAGCGCAGCGGAGCCGGACTGGGTCAAGCGCATCACATACGTTGGGTCATTCCGCATCAGCAAGGCATTGTCACCCAACTTTGAAGGGATGAATACACGAGACAGGGAGATGGTTTGCTTAACCCCGTCAACTTCAATCTCCATCGACTCGGTGATGATTTGGTATCCCTTGGGATTAGGCGTGATGTAACGCTCTTTCACCCAGTTATGCCCTGGCCCGCCAGGATTCCCTGTCAGACGCATACCGCAAGGAACGCCAGTGGCTGAACGGAGGCAGGCTCGGAGCAGGTTGATAGGTTTTGGTGATGGGAAGTTGGTTAGCTCTTCCACATAAATGCGGGTGTAGTTGTGGCCCTGATAGGCTTCTGCATCCACGTCCCTTTCGAGGTAGCGGAAAAGCAGTCGCGCACCATTCGGCATAGTCCATTCGGACTTCTGCTCATTGTAGGTTGCACCCAGCTTTTTAAACAGCTGCTTCGACCGCGCGATGACTTCAGACAGTTGCTTAAACTGCCGACGGAAGAAAACTCCAACAGCAGCTTCCCCGTAGAGGTTGGCATGTTGCATCCAGTCGCCAAGACTCGACTCGGTCTTCCCACCGCCCCGAGCACCGCCGTAAAAGACTTCAAAGACTGGACACTCCAGCAGCGCAGTTTGTGGCCCAGGCTGTGGCTGCCAGATGATGGTAGTGGATTCCTGCGCCAGGGCCTGAAAGCTCATGCCATCCCCTGCGACCGCTTAGCCTCTTCAGCCTCGACCAGCCGCTCGTCCAATGTTTTGGAGCTGACGTCAATCGCCTCTGCAGGCCCGCCGTGCTTCTGTGCCCAGGTGGATTGATCCGGGATCTGTGTAGGCATGGCCACAACAAAGCTCTGCTGGATGGTCACGTTATCCTTCCGCGCCCCATACCCAAGCGCCTTGCTCCCAATCTCCAGCCCCTTCATCGCAACTTCCGTATTCTTCGTCGTGGCGAGCTTCTCAATCAGCACGTCCAGCGACTCGGACACCAGCACCTTCATCTTCTCTTCAATCGTCAGGATGAGGCTAGGGTCAGAAATATCAGCCTTCCGCACAGCAAGTCGGAGCTGGAACGCATCGGAATTGATCACCCGGCTGATCCAGGTTGGAGTGTATCCAAACGCCTTGGCCAGGTCGGTCTTCGATATGGCTGGGTTAGCCATGATCAGATCGCACATCGCGTCATGCGTGTAGCTCATTCGTCCGATAGCAGCGCTTGCGGATTGTGTCCCTTGCAATGGGGCAGACACGAGATTTCCGTGCACGCTGACCATCGGCCTAGCAAACTCTACTGTGTTTGGGATAACTGGTGCAGCTGGCATTGTCGTGACTCCAAGAAGGTGGCAAGATGACGGTCTTGCTGGGTAATGGGGGGAATGTAGCGCGATGGGACTAGCCCCGCAAGCCCTGACCTGTGGCCCTCCGCCCTGTGCGGTCCGCGCGCCACTGGTAAAAGATGGTCCATATCTTCTCCCGAATTAAAACCCTTTAATCCTCCCGAATAAGTCCCCAATTTTCTGAAAAATTTCCACCCCCCTACCTGGGAAAGAGTAGGGGGAAGAGGAAGAGTGGGGGAAAAATTGAGGTCGCACAGGGGGATGGATATGCGCGTAAACACCCCGGAAACTTAACCCCCACCTGCCGCTGACCCACCCCCCATGCACTGGAATGGTGCAGGCACGGGACTTGCATGAGGGGAAGGGGAAGGCACGGGACTTGCTACGTGGGCATGGGCGGGCGCGCTGGTTATTCCAGCACGGCGGACGTTACACACTGTTACAACATTCAGCCGGGTTAGGCGTTGACAACATGCGCGGCTGGTGCATAATTGACTCATCAACAACCCAATGGAGCAAGCAGAATGACCACCACCAACATCATCACCATCAACGGCTACACACAAGAATGCAACTGCGAACACTGCGGGCGCCCGTTGAAGCTGGGCGTGAAGACTGCGGAGGTTGGAACAATTGGCGCTGATTGCTTTGTCAAATTGATTGCTAAAGACAAAAAGCGCTACAGCGGCAACGGAAAGCCGTCTGCTGAAATGGTGAAGCAATACGCAATCATCATCACGAAGGGGCTTGAGTACGCTGCGCGGTGCCATGGACTATATGCCCGCAGCTTTCAGTTTCAAGCAGCATGAGAGGCGGCAAACGAGAAGGGGCTGGCAGGCCCAAGGCGGCGCCAACAATTCCGATTCGGGTGCGTTTAACGCCAGATCAGCACGCTGCTTACGAAAGGCTCGGTGCGGAGCATTGGCTTAAACGGATACTTTCTGAACAACACGGCGCGACGCCTGTCGCGGCACGCAGCAAATAAATGTTGCACACATGGTTTTTCTGTGGCATATTCGCCGCCATTAGTCAGCATCGGCATTAGGACTACCCTGCTTGCGCAGGGTGCGGTGCCAGCGCAGATGACACCAAGGATCACATGCTTGAGATAGAAACGGCGGGTGGATGGGAGCGAATCTCATTGCAGGCAGAGGCTGACGACTACTTCAGTGGATCGCCGGTTCATGTCGCTGAAGAACCCACACTGATTGGATTCCAAGCGCTCCGCAGGGTTGGTAGCGCACCAGTTGCATTCAGGTCTGGTGGTTCTGTAGTGCGGTGCACTGCAACGTTTGACGACACGCCGATCTTCGAGCCGGAAAAGATTCCGTACTGCGTATTGCGATTGCAGCGATCCGCATAGATTGACCACCCTTACTAAGCCCGCATAGGTTCACGCCATGCGGGCTTTTTCGTTCGTGGGCCGCAGCGTCACCATCTATGGCTTTTGTCCACTGGCTGCGTGCCCACAACCTACAACTCCCCCGGAAGCTGAACGGGTCTCCTGCGGCTGCCCAGCCGTTATCAGCAGAGTGGCGACGGCAGCAGCCAGCCCGCAAGGGTAGTCCGATGGCGGGCAGAACATGAAGGCACCGATGAAGCTGCAACGCATCCCCAACCGGCTGGCGTCCATCGCATGGCATACGACAACACCGACGGGCGACTAAGGGGCAGGAAGCTACAGGCCGCACGACTGCGGATATGGAGCGCTGATCCGCACTGCGCCAGGTGTCGCAAGCTGGTTGCATACCCCCATGGGTTTGAGCTGGATCACATTACCGCGCTGCACAAAGAGGGCAGCACCAACGACGACGAGAACATGCAGGTGTTGTGCATCGAGGTCAAGGACGGCGTGAAGGTCGGATGCCACATCGACAAGACCGCAGAGGACATGGGATACGCCAAGCGGGCGCAGTTTGATGCGCAAGGGCGTGTAATCTGGTAAGTGACGTGTTAAAATGACGACGCCCACATAGTGCTACTAACACTGTGCAGGCGTCTAACCACATCATTGTTCGGGGGAACAACAGCATGGCTGATGGCGAGTATAAGCGTCTAACGGTTGGGGCTTGTAGCCTCACGTTCAGCCAAAAAATAATTTGTAGCGTCGATGGCTGTGATAGAAGTCACGCAGCTAGAGGCTACTGCTCCATGCACTGGTCGCGGTGGAAGAAGCACGGAGACCCCTTGGGCGGCAGTTGGGCAAAGCCAAAAATGCCTGAAAAGTGCGAAATACAAGGCTGCGATAGAAAAGCTAGAAGCCGATGGGAGATGGATGTTGCGGTCTGCGCAATGCACTACCTGAGAAGGATGCAGACAGGATCGTTTGACAACCCAAGAGGCCAGTCGTCGCCTGATGGGCTGTGTACGGCTCCGGGGTGCGCGGTGTCAACCAGAAGCCCTACTGCACAGTATTGCGAAAGGCACTACTACCAGATCAGAAGAACTGGCTCACTCTCCACTAAAGTTGTGAAGGGTGTAAAGGTTGTTTCGGAGGTGGTTCGGTACAGCGAGTGCCAATACTGCGGTACGCCAACGAACGGCAACAAAAATTGCAGCAGTCGTTGTGCTACGCGGGCATCAAGAGGCAGCCCCATCGAAAAGAGTTGCAAGCATTGCGGCTTGATTTT